TAAGTTTTACCATTGCTTTTTCAGCGTCAAGAAGTGTTTCATAATGTTTATTGTAATCTTTTTTTCTAAGTTCTTTATCACCAATATAAGTTGCTTTTGAAAAGTCTTTTTTTAGATTACCAATACCTTTTACGAGATTTCTTAATGCGTTGACTTCTTGTTTAGTAACTTCTTTTAATTTTTTAGTCTTTGTCAAAAATTGTTTCTTTTCTTTTACTCTATCATCAACTGCCTTTTTCAAAGCTTTTGGATTGGTTCTTGCCATATACAAAACTCTACCGATATCATATTCTTCACCCAAATCTTTTATTGCGTTTAGGTCATCTGCTTTACTTGCGTTGATAGCTTTACCAATCTCAATAAACATACGAGTATAAGATTCATTTATTGATTCGTTTATTGTGAATTTCAAAATAACATCTGATGGAACTTTTAAACTTCTTACTTTGTTTTTTTCTAAATCATAGTTTGGATTGGCGACGGTATATTTTGCAACTTTACCATTTTTTACATAATATGGACCAAAATTAGTATAGTTATCATCACTAACCAAAAATACATTTGAAGGATTCTTTTTAGATAAATCTAAAATCTTTTTTAATCCTTTTTGTGCAGTTAATACCATTCCTTGTTTAGCACCAGTTCCACCATATACTTTTCTCGGGTCAACTGAAAGTCTTTCATTTACTTTTTTATATCCACCGGCTTCTGGACTTTTGTGTCCAACTGCTGAACCACTTGCGAATGCGTGTGGTGTATCGTAATGACCTGTTCCGGTTCCGTCGATACCGGCTGTTGCCGTTGTAGAAACTTCTTCAAGTTCTTCGTCTTTTTCTAATTCCTTAATGACGTAGTTCTTGATGTATTCTTTTAACTTAGCTATTTTGTCGTGTTTGGACATTTTTGATTTCCTTAATTAATTCATAGTATCTCATCAATGCAACCACGTGTTTGTCTTTCACGATTTTTCCTTTTGTAGCGGTGTCTGTGTAGTCAATCGCTTCTGATAATTTAATCTTAGTAATTTTATCGTTTACTTTTGGAAGTAGTGATTTTAGAGCTCGTTTGATTTTTACTACTTCTGAATCGATAAATTCTTTTAATGAATTTGTATTAGATACATTGTTGATATATTGTTTCAACAAGTTTTTTTGACTTTCATTTAAAGATTTATATTTTGAATTAAACTTATCAACTAATAATTGATAACTCAACAACCTTAAATCTTTGTCTTGTTCTGCATACTCACTTATGTTCTGCCTTTTTACTCTTGTTTGTTTAGATTGAGTAATATGTTCAGTTATAGTAATTGATGAATCAGTTTTTTGTACTGGACCAAAATCTTCTTTACCTACTTCGGTTTGGAAAACACGATAAATGGACGCCTGAACTTTAAAGTTAGGTATTCTTGTATTAAAGAAATCTTTAATATCGTAATTTTCTTTGATTGTTTTGATTAAATTGTATTTTTCGTTTGCTAATCTACGATTAGACAATTTTCTACGACTTTTGACTACGGCTTCCACTAATTGTGAGGCGTGAGTCAAGTTTTTGTATTTTTTATTCAATAAGATTGAATACAATTCATATTCTTTACCTAATTCAGTATTTTTATTAAAGAATTCTTTAAATAATTTAACTGATTTAGCGTTCTTTTCATCGTTAATTACATCAACTGTTATTTGACGAGAAAGTAGTTCATAAAGAATACCTGTATTCTTTATCTTATTATGTTTTACATAAGACATTTGAGCTCCAAAGTATTTTTCTGTATTTTATCAATAATAAATATAAAACTTTCAAGAAATCGGTATCTATTCCTTACCTTTTTCTTCTTTATATTCATTATATTCCTTATTCATTTCTTCTACCTGGTTAGTTTCTTGTATTATGTCTTTTGACTTTTTAACACCCATAGTTTTTTTCAAAGCGTCGTAGTGTGCTAATGCTAATGGTCTACGATTTTTTGTTTGTTTTCCTAATGGGTCACGACCTCTTGCTCCACTATCTTTGAATGGTTTATTCATTTCTTGTGGACGACCACCTTGTTGGTCTTCTGGTCTATCGTCTTCTCCATCATCAAAGGGGTCAAATATAGAACCTGCTACGGTATCCGGTGGTGTTTGAGCATCGTCTTGTCCGATACCCACGGCTGCCATATCACTTGGTGTTCCGATTGACTCTCCTGAAGCCATTGGGTCATTACCTTCCATTTCAATTTGTGAGTGTCTGAATTTCTGTTTTTGGTCTTCAATGATTTGCTTTTCAATTTCTACTTTTTCTTTGTCTGAAAAGTTAAACACATTGTCATACACCCAATTGTATGGTAAAATTTTATCATTAATCATATCACGAGCTAAACTTACTTTCTGTCCGAACAATTCAATCTTCTCTTGTTCATACATTGTTGAAGGACTTGCTAACTCTAATTCAAAGTTTACTAAGTCTTCATCTGTATATCCTTGTGAATATAAATGAACAACTGCAATCTTTGTTAACTCGGATACAATAATTCTTTGTATTCTTTCAATGGTTCTGGCAAATCTTACATCTTCTGCTGCAAGTGTTGCTTTACCACCGACATTTTCATCAAATCCTAAGAATGCTTTCGGTACTCTTAGTGATGCTAATAATTTATTTTTCAAATATTCAATGTCTTCGGTTGAATCATAATCAATACCACCCAACTCATTGATTTCTGTTCCGGAATCTCCACCACGAACTGGTAGGAAAAAGTCTTCTGTTAGGTTTTGCATATTGTATTTTAAATTATACTCACCTGTGGACTCGTCCATAAATGGTGTTTTCTTCATTTTGTTGATAATTCTTTGCATATAATTATCAACTTCGTTTGGTGGTATGTTTCCGATATCAATCTTGAATACTCGTTTAGAAGGTGCTCTCATAATTCTGTGAATTAACATAGCGTCTTCCATTAAAGTTAATTGTTTCCAAATCTTTCTCGTAGACTCAACCATAGATTTTCCGTAAGGTAAGAAATTACTATCGTTTGCTAATCTAAAGTGTGCGATTTGGAAGTTTTCAAATTCTATTTTTCCTTTACCACTATTTTTTTGACCAAAGTAAGGATGTGCTCCTTCAATTGATTCTAAATAAAATTTAGTGTAGTAAGGATTTTCTGGGTCTTCTCCCTCTGCTCTAATGACTTCGTAAGGTGAAAGTGGAACTACATTTGTAATTCCGTATTTTTCATTAATGTCTAAATGTAAAAAGAAATCACCATACTTAACCATATTACGAACCCAAGGCCATAAATTGAACTCAACATTCATAATGTCATAAAATAAATTGTGCAAAATTTCTTTAATATTTTCATTGTCAGATTTTATAGTAATTACTTCACCATACTGACCTTTCATTGTAGACTCATCTGAATATATATCCAATGCACTTGAAATGATTGGGTCTGAATCCATTGATTCATAATCTTTAAACAATGCTAATCTCGCTGCCATTACTTGATGTACGGTTGAATAACCTGTTCCGACTAAATCTAAATTGTTGTGTAGTTTTGTATATCTATCAACTAAATGTGATTTAACCTGTTTCTGAACTTGGTCTGTATCGGCTATCTTTAATTTTTTACCACCGACATTACGAACAATTACATTTGTACTGAATAATCGTTGTAATCTCCCAAATAATGTTGTATCTGCCATAATATCCTCACTTTATAAAAGCCAATCTAATGACTCTTTTTCTTTACCTGTTTCCCACTCCCAACTATCGTTTTTATTAACGTCGTCGTTTGTGTATAAACCCTCATTATCCATCATTTTGGATAGGGTTTTCTTTGTTAGTTCTACACCTTGTGTTCGTAGTCTTAATGCAGTATCACGAACCCAAAGTCCAATTGCAAACGACATAACTAAATCATCATTGTATCCGTTCATCGCTTGTGCTCTATTATTTATATAGACAAAAGTAAGCAATTCGTCAACCAATCGGTTACTACGAATCACTACACTTTCTTCTCTAAAAAATTCTTCTAACTTACTAATAATTAGTGGTCTGGTCTTAGAAGTCGTTGAAAAACCAGCAACCATTTTCTTTTCTTCACGATAATGTTTGTTCGTGATTTGATGTTGTACATCAACATATTGTAAGTCTTTACTTGTATAAAATAGATTAGGATAATCCCTATCGATTATTTGTTGGATTGTTGCCCAACCTATATTATTGTTCTCTACGATTAGTAAAGCATCATTATATTCTGTGGAAATACTAACTAACATATTTCCAAAATCTTTTGTATTTATTCTACCTTTGTATTCTGCTACCTGAGTTAAACTTTCTAACTCTATGACGTGGAAAGCAGAATAGTCTGCACTATCTCCACGACCAACATCAGCACATACAATATAATCTTTTGAGTAGTTTGGTTGTTCCCAAACCCACATATTACTATCGATACCTCGTTTTTCTACTGGTTCGATACACAAATTCTTTCTCATCTTTTCCAAAATAACTGGGTCAATTACACCAGTACCGGAAGTTAAGAAGTCACAATCACATTCTTGTGCTGCTGAACTCGGACCCAATAAAGTATCTTGTTCATCTCTCCAACTCTGTTCTCTATCTGGGTGTACGGTCCAATGTAATTTTATTGGATTAAACATACCTCTAGCTTCTTCAGCTTCTATCCAAGTTTTGTGAAACCAATTACCCACACCATTAGGTGTTGATAGTGCAATACAACTACCACCAGTCGTTAATGTGGATTGTGCTGCTGTCCATATTTCATCAATCTTATCAATGAATGCTGCCTCGTCTAATATCAATAATGATAGTGCCTCAGAACGAGCTGCTTCTGGACCAGAAGATACCGCTTTAATCTGTGAACCATTCATATATCGTAGGTTCAACTTATTATCTTCAACACATCTTTGTTTCAACCAACTCGGTAAGTTTGCGTGCATAACACGAACTTTCGTTACCAAGTTTTTTGCTACTTCTTGTTTGGTTGCAATTACCAAAACATTTTTGTCTTGATGAAAAGTCATCATCCATAAAGCATACCCTGCAGTTAATGTACTGATACCCAACTGACGAGCTTTTAAAATAATGTTAAATCGATTATCTTTAAACTCGTGAACTGATTTTTCTTGGAAATCATACAATTCAAAAGGAATTTTACCCCGTATCGGGTGTTGTATCATACAATACTTTTTCATAAAATATGCTGGGTTAGTAGCACATTTTATATATTCTTGTTTGATTACTTCTTTTATTGGTTCTGCCATTAGTTTACTATTTGACCTGCTAATTTAACTGATGTAGCAGTCAACACTACTCCATATGTAAAGTATAACCATTTGTTTTCATACCATTTAGGTTGAACGAGTTTTACTTTTTGTTCAAGTAGTTTGTTGGTGTCTTTTAGTAGATTGAGTTGCATAGTTTTGTTAGCAATCAACATTGAGTCTATTACTGAATTTTCTTCAACAAGCTTTAATTGTGATTCTAAATCTCCTACCAATGAAACATTTAAACTATCTTTTAATTCTAATTCCATAATACGATTAGTAAATCCTAATACTTCTTCTTCTGTAAAAGTATAGGTTTTTACTTTATCTTGTGAATATAAAGACTCGTCCAAAGGTACTGATGAATCACCATCAATGTCTTGTGAGAATAAACTCCCTATTAGTAATATGTATATAATATATCTCATATATATAAATATATACTACTTTGAAAACTTCTTAAGAAATTTTACTGCGTCATCAGCATTATCTGTTTTAACTGCTTCACCAGCTTTTTCAATCTGTTTTTTAGTAGTAGTAACTTTTCTTTTTAATTTAGCTACTTCTTTTTTGTTGACTTTCTTTTTTGATTCAAGTTTTACGACCTCTTTTTCAAGTTCTTTAACTTCTTGGTCTTTTACTTTAATCGCTTTATCTAATTCTTTGACTTCTTTCTTTTTATTTCCACCAAAGAATAAATTCATTATCATCTGTATGATATTACCCATTATTCTGCTCCTGTTAGTTGTTGTTCTGCTTCTTCGACTAATTGTCGTTTTTCTCTTATGAAATCTCTTGCCTCTTGAATGGTTTTTTCAAACTCTTTTTCACCCATTTCCCATTTATCTTCTTCAAGTTCTGGTGTATTTACACCAACTTGATTATACCACACTTTTTTTCCACCTGTTTTTTCAAAGTCATCTATACTTTGTTCTAAGTCTTTTAGTTGTGATTTTTGATTTTCTAACATTTTCGTTTGTGCGTAATTTTCAAACTTACCTTCTATTCTTAGTTTGTTTTCAAATTCTATTTGACAATCAAAACAATGACCCATTAATCTCCAAAACTTATTATCAAGTTTTTTCTTCATTGCTTTATCACACTTTGGACAAAACCAAGGCATCCTAACCGATTGCATTACTTTACTTAATTCTGATTCTCTTGTTTTTCCACCAAGGTTTTCTTGTTTACCTTCGTACCCTACTTGTACATAATCTTTTTCAGTTTTACCTGTGGTCATTAAATCTTTTAATGCCTTATTCTGTCTTTCTGCTTCTTTTGAATAACCTGCCATTTTTTTCTCCTAAAATCTTAAACTACCGAGTATTTGGTTAATCGGAGCGAAAGCACCGGTGAATTTATAAATATTACCTTTGTATTTAAATACCAACCCTTCACTCGGAACTATTGCACTCGAACCACCGATAGCTTCTAATTTTTCTATTTGTAATTTTAATTTATATAATTTTTCTACATTGTCTGGTTTTTGTAAATCTCTTAATGCGGTGTCCACATCTTTTTTAATTTTTTGAACTGCTGCGTCTGGTGATACTGCTAAAAATCCTGACATATTTTTTAATATTTCTGCACCGACTTGAAAAAACAATATCTCAAATGGTTTAATGTTTTGTTTGAACATTTTGTTATGGTCAAGTTTATCAGTCTTTAATATCCAATCAATAAATTCTGGATTGTCCTTAAAGTCTTTTTTAATTTGCCCTACACTATATGACTTATCAAAGAATGCCCAACGATTAGTTAAATTAACTAATTGATTATTTTTCATACTAACTTTAAATTGTTTTGCTGCATTAAAAATATACTCTTGCCAAAATGACTGATGATACATACCTAAGTTATCAGTATCTTTTAATCCATATTGTCCTTGTAATTTATTCAATCTACCTAAGAAAGAACTTTTCTTTGCTCCATAGTTTTGAACTTTACTCATCTTCAAGAAATTAGGTCTACTAATTTTAAATGTTTTTTGTATATTTTGATTTATTTGTTGTATCATACCTTGTAACATACGAGCAGATTCTTTTGAGTATCCTTTTGCTCTACCTGTTCTATCATATTCGGTAGTTCCGTGAAATACTATTTCTGCTACATCGTAGTCTATTATATTACTTGTTTGTGGATATATAACCTCTAAATTCATCCATTTGGTTCCATTACCAAATACCTTTTTCTTTTG